CTTGAATAGTTCCAATAATGACCATCAAGGGTTATTATTTCTTTTCCCTCTTCAAATTCTCTTTTGGCAATTATTGAATTATAACTTTGGAAATATTCAACACCATCATTATCAGTTAAAATAAATTGATTGGCAATTTTATTTCCTTTACTTGATACCATATTTTCAACTTTCATTTTCTAATGTCCTTCCTTATGTTTTGTAGTTGTTGAGTCCTTAAAATCGCATCTATAAATTTTTGATTTTCAGACTCTTCTATTTCTAATTGTCGAAGTCTCATCTCTGAATATAGAAATAATAAAAACCCTCCGACAATTAAACCGACTCCAATATATAAAATTAAATTATACATCTTTTTTACCTCCTTTTAATTTAAGACATTGATCAACAATTTTTCCAATCGTTGCTAATCGTCTTAATGTTTCCTTTTTTCCGTCCTCGTTTAAATTAGAATATAATCTTGCATATTGGGGCAATACATTTTCCCAAGTTGAAGAAATATCTAATTTCTCTTTTTTTTCTTTTTTTGTTTTCATAATTAACAATCTTATAATTTCCTATAATTAAAATAAACAAATAATATTAAAATAAATTAAATAAAAGACTTGACCTGTATGTTGTGCCTGGATCGTTGACCTACTACATATTGTGTCAATGCGACATAATGTCGCGCCCGGCTCGTGACCTACGGGCCCACCCGCCCCCACCACCACCCAAACTATAAACGCAGAGTGAAACGCAGAGCAGCTCGGCATACAGCTTTGCTGTACGCCTCGCTTCGCTCTGCGTTCCACGCTCTACTCTGTGCGCTACGCGCACAGCGCGTCGCGGAGACGGAGCTCGGTATGCAGCTTCGCTACACACCTCGCTCCGCTCCGCTCCGCGCAGCGCAGCTTCGCTGCGCTAACGGATGAATCAAAGATTCATCCGTGCTGCCACCTGCCGGTGGCAGCAGCCTTGTTGTCTTTGCTTTGCACAGCAAAGCAAGCGTCGCTCAGCAACCAGCTTCGCTGGTCGCTTCGCTCCGCTCCGCGTCGCTCCGCTCCACGGGCTAGAGGGGTCCCTAGAGTTTCAGCTCAAACCCTACAACCCGACCCCCCACCATCCCTGCTAGCGGGCTCGAGCTCGAGATTTGTCTTTAGGGTTTGATTTAGACATAAACATGGTATAAAACCAAAATGAGAATAAAAAGGTGTTAAAAAAATATTACAAAAAAATATTACAAAATTTTTTATGGATGAAGATAAATTAAACCGATTACCCACCGATGTTAAAAAACAATTTTTAAAGTTAGCTTTAAAACTCTCTGAAAAGAAAACCAAATCCAAGGTCCACGATGACTTCTTGTCTTTTGTAAAACATGTATGGCCAGAATTTATAGAGGGACCCCATCACAAAAAAATTGCAGAAAAATTTAACCGTTTGGCAAAAGGCGAAGTAAAGCGTTTAATTATTAATATGCCCCCAAGGCATACTAAATCGGAGTTTGCGTCCTATCTCTTACCCTCTTGGATGGTAGGGCGTAAGCCTGATCTTAAAATTATTCAAACAACCCACACGACAGAACTTGCAATAAGGTTTGGTCGTAAAGCTAAAAACTTAATGGATAGTCCAGAATACAAACAAGTATTTCAAACAAGACTAAAAGAGGATAGTCAAGCAGCTGGTAAATGGGAAACGGAACAAGGTGGTGAATACTATGCAGCGGGTGTTGGATCTGCAATCACGGGCCGTGGTGCGGACTTATTAATTATAGATGACCCACACTCTGAGCAAGACGCATTAAACATGCCTGCTTTAGAACGAGCTTATGAATGGTACACGTCTGGTCCTAGACAAAGACTTCAGCCTGGTGGAGCAATTGTTCTTGTAATGACAAGATGGAATATGAAAGACTTAACAGGAGCATTATTAAAATCTCAAAAAGAATTAAAGTCCGATCAATGGGAGATTATAGAATTTCCAGCAATACTTCCAAGTGGTAAACCTGTTTGGCCTGAGTATTGGAAACTTTCAGAATTAGAATCTGTTAAAGCATCATTAAGTTTAGGTAAATGGAATGCACAATGGATGCAAAATCCAACTTCTGAAGAAGGCTCACTAATTAAAAGGGAATGGTGGCGAAAATGGGACAGAGACTATATTCCAAAATTAGCCCATGTCATACAATCTTACGATACAGCATTTTTAAAAAAGGAAACAGCGGACTATTCTGCTATTACTACTTGGGGTGTATTTCATGAATCCGATGACGCCGCTCCGAACTTAATTCTCCTCGATGCAGTAAAAGATAGGCTAGAGTTCCCTGAACTGCGTAAACTAGCTAAGGAACAATACGATTATTGGAAACCAGAATCGGTGATTGTGGAAGCTAAAGCATCAGGACTTCCCTTAACTTATGAGTTGCGAAAGATGGGGATTCCTGTTATAAACTATACTCCTAGCAAAGGTAATGATAAACATGCTAGAGTTAACGCTGTTTCGCCGCTTTTTGAAAGTGGCCAAATTTGGGCGCCGGATGAAAAATTCGCAGAAGAGGTTATTGAAGAGTGTGCAGCATTTCCTTATGGAGATCATGATGATTTGGTGGACAGTATGACACAAGCGGTAATGCGATTTCGACAAGGAGGATTTATATCCCACCCTGAAGACGAAAAAGACGAAGTTTCAATACCACATAATAGGACGTATTATTAATGATAGACGAACAGAGATACAGAGCACTAATTCAACAATTAGCTACAGGCGGAATAACAGGAAATAAAACTTACCATCAATACCACGATCAATTTGTACCAATCGACTCTGAAGCAGCGGGGTATGCGAACGGCGGTGGAGTGGGTAGTATGATGGTGCCTCGAAAAAATTATAATCAAGGAGGCTCTACATCTTCTTATGATTCACGAGCCACGGTTGAAGATATGGCAAAAGCTATACAAAGTTCTTCAGCAGCAAACAACGATCAAAAATTACAAATGTTAATGGACTATGATAATTCTTACAGACACAGTCCTTCTTTAGGTCCTAAATCATGGACTAATTCAAACCAAACAGCAATGGAAAAACTTTTAGGTATAACTCCTAGTTCTAAATTTAGTTATAACAATCCTTATCAACCAGCAATGATTATGCCTCCAATGACATCCACAGGTTTTAATCAAAATTCAGGTTCTTTTGGTAATCAAGGAATTATAATTAATGGTAAAAGATATATGTCAGAGCAAGAAGCAATAGACGACATGGGTTTACAAACTTATAATCAATTTATGGCTGACGGTGGAAGGGTAAAACCGAAACGTGGTTTAGTAAACGAACCAGGTGGTTACGCTGGTTATTATGCCGGTGGTGGTGCAGATTACATTGGACTCAATCCAGCGAATGCACCTATTGAAGTAGAAGACTTAACCGTAGAAAACAATGACGGAAATTTTTTAATTTCAGCAGCTGACGCTCTTGAGAATCAAGATGGAATAATTGGAGCAACTACAAATATTATGGAACCAGGTGTTCAAACTATTGAAGGTGCTTTAATAAATGATGATTATCCAAATGATAAAATTAGAAGTATGGTTACTACACCAAACAGATTTAGTAATACAGTAGCACCTACTCCATCAACTCCAAAAATATATCAAGATTTAATTATGAATCCTGAGTACATGCCAAATAGATTACAAAATTTAGAAAGATTTGCGGATAATAGATTTGAAGATTTAGATTTTCAACCAGGTTATAATTTTAAAGATGCACCTAACGAAGTAACTAACCTAAAAGAATTTTTTCAAAACAAAGATTATAACGATAATCCTTATACAGGGTTTATTGATAACAAAATTTTATCAAGAGGGAACCCAGAAAAAAGTTTAGTTAATAGAACTAAAAATATGTTTAGCAATGTTAAAGATGGAATTACAAGTGTAGGTCAAAGATTTAAAGAAGGTGCGGGAATGGTGTTTAGTCCTTTAACTGCACTAGCAAGTATGACAAATCCATTAAACCCTAAATCTTCAAACTACAATCCTAATTTAGCTAACCAGTTAAATTTTGTAGACAAAACATTTCCAGGTATGATTGTTACAGATCCCAATAGTGGGCTTAAAAAATATGCACCGGGAAGTCCTTTACAAGGACAAGCTGTAATGTCAGGATTTGGAACAAATGATGTTATTGGTCAATTAGAAAAACAAGCAGCAAGACATCAAAAGACTATAGATAATTTTGCAAATCAATGGGGTAATTTAAAAGAAACAGATGAAGATGCATATAACCAAAAATTACAAATTCATAAAGATAGATTAACGAATGTTAATAATATGATGAATCAAATAATAGAAAATCAAAAGAAACAAGCAGCCGCACTAGCATTAAAAGAAAAACAAAAAGAAGATAGGAAAACCAGTAATCAAGGTGGTGGTGATGGTAGATATGGAAGAGGCAGTGATGGTCAGAAATCTTATGATTTTGGACAAGGATTTGGATGGAGTGCAACAGGCACTGGTCCCGTAAGTAATAGAACAGGCAGAGGAAGAACTGATTGGGCAGACGGTGGTATCATAACTTTAAAAATATAATGGAATTAAAATATAACGAAGTATTGGGAGAAATAGTTAAACCCAACGACGAGCCCGCTACTCAATCCGAGATTATGGAATGGATGTTAGATAATCCAGGTAGACCAGACGCTTCTGCAAAAGCTTCTCCTAAAATGATTAATGATGTACTTGATAGTTTGACAGTTAAACAAACTCCTGATAGTACTACTGTCGAAGAAGGTGTTGAAACAATAACAAATAGGGGATAGAATAGCTCATGGCTACCATAGACAAATCACTACCCAATACAAAAGATAAAAATTTAACTGAAATTGAAATTCCAGGACAAGAAGAGATTGTAGAAACTCAACAAGAGATTATTGAGAGACAACAAAAAGGTGCACCTGAAATTGAAATGGAAGAAGACGGTGGAGCAACCGTTAATTTTGATCCAAGTCAAGTTAATCCAGAAGGGGGACAAGACCATTTTGAAAACTTAGCAGAATTTTTAGAAGACTCCGTTTTAGATCCTTTAGCGACCGAGCTAATGGACAAATACAAAGATTACAAACAATCAAGACAAGAATGGGCAGAAAGTTACCGAGAAGGTTTAAACCTTTTAGGTTTTAAATATATAACGAGAACAGAACCATTCAGAGGTGCAGCTAGCGTAACCCACCCGGTGTTAGCTGAAGCCGTTACTCAATTTCAAGCACAGGCTTATAAAGAATTATTACCGGCCGACGGTCCTGTAAGAACACAAATCATGGGCGATGCAAGTGTCGCTAAAGAAGAACAATCAAAACGTGTTAAAGATTTTATGAATTATCAAATTATGGATCAAATGAAAGAATATGAACCAGAGTTTGATCAAATGCTTTTCTATCTACCCCTTAGCGGCTCAACTTTTAAGAAAGTTTATTATGACGATCTTTTAGGAAGAGCCGTTTCAAAATTTATACCGGCTGAAGATTTAGTCGTTCCGTACTCTGCTACCTCATTAGAAGATGCGGAAGCTGTAATCCACGTTATTCGTATGTCACAAAATGATTTACGAAAACAACAAATCAATGGCTTTTATAGAGACATTGATTTGGGAGAACCGCCTATACAAGAAGATAAATTAAAACAAAAAGAATTAGAACTAGAAGGCATTCAACAAACTGGTCAAGAAGATATGTATACTATTTTAGAAATGCATGTTGACCTAGACTTAGAAGGACATGAAGATGTTAATCCTGAAGACCAAGAACCTACAGGAATTAAACTACCTTATATTATTACAATTGACGAAGCGAATGGAAAAGTTTTATCTATTAGAAGAAACTACGGCGAAATAGATCCTCTTAAAAAGAAAAAAGATTATTTTGTTCACTTTAAATTTTTACCAGGTTTAGGTTTTTATGGTTTAGGTTTAATTCATATGATTGGTGGATTATCTAGAACAGCTACAGTTGCTTTAAGACAATTATTGGATGCAGGAACTTTAGCAAACTTACCAGCTGGTTTTAAAACTAGAGGTGTAAGAATGCGTGATGATGCACAACCTTTACAACCTGGAGAATTTAGAGATGTCGACGTTCCAGGTGGAAATATTAAAGATCAGTTTATGCAACTACCCTTTAAAGGACCAGATCAAACTTTATTACAATTAATGGGTATCGTTGTTCAAGGTGCTCAAAGATTTGCATCTATTGCTGATATGCAAGTAGGAGATATGAATCAAGGAGCTGCAGTGGGAACTACAGTTGCTCTTTTAGAACGTGGCTCTAGAGTTATGTCAGCTATTCACAAAAGATTATATGTAGGATTAAAAAATGAATTTAAATTATTAGCTGAAGTTTTTAAAAGTTACTTACCTACAGAGTATCCTTATGATGTTCCAGGTGCTCAAAGAAATATTAAAGTTGCAGACTTTGATGACAAAGTAGATATTCTACCGGTTGCAGACCCTAATATATTTTCTCAAACACAAAGAATTTCTATGGCGCAAACACAATTACAATTAGCACAATCAAATCCTAAAATTCATAATTTATATCAAGCTTACAGATCTATGTATGATGCAATTGGAGTTAAAAATATAAATGCAATCTTACCTCCACCTGCACCACCAACACCAATGGATCCAAGTTTAGAACACATTATGGCTATTAGTGGAAAACCTTTTCAAGCATATCCAGGTCAAGACCACAAAGCACATATTGATGCACATTTAAGTTTTATGTCTATCTCTATGGTACAAAATAATCCAATGGCAATAATGTCATTACAAAAAAATATACTTGAACATATTTCTTTAATGGCACAAGAACAAATTCAATTAGAATATGTAGAAGAACTACAAGAATTACAAGCTATTCAACAACAAATGGCTCCATTAATGCAAAATCCACAAGCAATGCAAACGATACAACAAAATCCACAAGCAATGCAAATGCAACAACGAAGTCAACAGTTAACTTCTATGATGGAAGCTAGAAAAGCTATCTTAATTGCAGAAATGACAGCTGATTATGCGAAAGAAGAAGACAAAATTAGCTCTGAAGTAGGTGGTGATCCACTTTTAAAACTAAAATCACGTGAATTAGACTTAAAAGCTAAGGCAGATCAAGACAGAACTGTGAATAATGAAGCTAGATTAGACTTAGACACTATGAAAGCTATGATGGACGACCAACAACACGATGAAAAGCTAGAACAAAACGAAGAACTAGCTGGATTACGTGCAGGAGTGTCAATTGCTAAACAACAAATGGCTGATGACAGTAAACGACACGATTTCGGTAGAAATTTTAAGAAAAATTAACTATAATATTAACTAAGGAGAAAATTATGGATAAAGATTGGCAAAGAGGATCAACTTTTATGAATAAAGACGTTAAGATTACAAAAGAACTTGGCGTTGGGAAAGATGGTTATCAAACTGGCGGTAAAAAGATTGAAGCTACTGATCCTTTTGAAACTCAAACAGTAATTGTTAGAGGAACAAAAGCGATGAGAGCTGATAAGAAACCTGTTAAGGCTAAGTGGTACTAATTTATGTGGTTATCGGCAATTAAATTAGCCGTTTCTGCTGGAAGTAAAATATACGCTAACAAGCAGAGAACGAAGATGGCTATGTCAGATGCACAACTGATGCATGCTACTAAGATGGCCCAGGGTGAGGAAGCTTACCAGGGAAAACTCTTAGAAGCCCGACAAGCAGATTATAAGGACGAGGCCGTTTTGGTGGTACTCACGTTGCCAATCGCGGTGCTCGCATATGCAGTTTGGTCAGACGATCCGAGTGCTATGGACAAGGTAAACGTGTTCTTCGAGCATTTTGCAGCGCTCCCGTCATGGTTCACTAATTTGTGGATCCTTGTGGTTGCGAGCATATATGGTATAAAGGGAACACAAATTTTCAGAAATGGAAAAAAATAAATAGGAGTAAATATGAGACAAAATGGACAAAGATCTAATGTAAGATTTCCTTACGCTAGTTCTGGAATGAAAAAAGGTGGTAGCGTTAAAAAACAAGGCTACAAAGATAGAAAAGATGAATCTATTGCTATGAGAATCAGAAAAAAAAGAACTAAAAAACAACTTAAAGATTCAAGAGATGAATCTTATGGAAAATTTGGTTCTAAAGCTAAAAAAAGCGGAAAGATAAATAGGTAATAAATATGAACAGAGGACGAGACAACTTAATGGAAGAATTAGGTAGAGTCGAAGCGGAATCTTCTAATAGAAATAGAAGAGATGAAATTGGTAGAATCCACGATGAACTTAATAAAGGATACAAAAAAGGTGGTAGAGTTAGAGGTTGTGGTGTTGCTAAAAGAGGTTTCGGAAGAGCGTTGAAAAAATAATGCCACAATATTTTAATTCAACATCAGCAACGCCTTGGAAAACTGCTAGAAGTGTTTATGCCGAAGGCGGTAGAGTAGAAGCTAAAGACGGTAAGTGGATCCAAAAAGCAATTAAAAAACCAGGCTCTTTAAGAAAATCTTTAGGTATTAAAAAAGGTAAAAAGATTCCTGCAAAAAAATTAGCCGCTGCTGCTAAGAAAAAAGGTAAGTTAGGCCAACGTGCAAGACTTGCTCAAACTCTAAAAAAAATGAGAGGCTAATGAACAAATTAAAAACTTTATATAAAAAACTAATTGACAAACTATTTGGAAAAAGATGTCAGTGTGTTTCTAAAATAAAAGATGCCATAGATAGAACGAAATTTGTCTGTCAGCAGTGTGGGAAAGTTCATGGCTAAAAAAGTCTTTGGGCCAATATGAAGAAAGGGTTTCCTAAAAAAAAATGAGAATGCCCAATACTAAATATACTGGTAGTTTTTTAAAAAGTGATATGCAAGGTTCAAGAGGACCTATTCACTTAAGAAACAAAAATTTAGCAAAATACTATGGTAAAATGATAGATGCTCCAGGTTTTAAAAATGGAGGCACTCCGGCATGGACAAGAAAAGAAGGAAAGAATCCAAAAGGAGGATTGAATGCTAAAGGTCGTGCAAGTTATAAAAAAGGAACTTTAAAAGCACCTAGTAAAAAAGTTGGTAATCCTAGGCGAGCTAGTTTTTGTGCGCGCATGGGTGGAATGAAAAAGAAATTAACATCTGCTAAAACAGCTAGAGACCCTAACAGTAGAATTAATAAATCTTTAAGAGCGTGGAACTGTTAATGAAAAAAGTCATATTAGATGCATTAGAATCAAGATATGAAGCTCAAATTGCCGAAGCAGACGCAACAATAAAAATATATTTAGAAAATTCAGTAGGTATTGGAGAACATCCACAACATATTGATGAAGTAGATAAACAATTAGAAAAAATTGCAACAGCTCAAGAAAAACTTGGAGTGTTGGAAGATTTTCGAGAACTTAAAGGAGAAGAGTAATGGACGATATACAATTAATAGTTAAAACTCAAAAATCATTACAAGGTAGACTTCAACACATTGGCGATGCAATTCTTGCCGGAGGGGTTGACAATATGGAAAAATATAAGTATTTAATAGGACAAGCACACGCTATACAATTAACATTACAGGATATCTCTAACCTGCTAAAACCGAAGGAGCAAAAAGATGAGCAAGGAAACGTCGTCGACATCGGAAACGGAAAAGACAGAAGCACCAAAAATTAAATTAGCGCTTCAAGAAAAATACGAAGAAGAAAAAAAAAATACACCCCCCGAACCAGAACCTTTATCCCCCGATAATATTGGAGATACAGTTGATGAATTACCAGAACCCTCTGGTTATAGAATTTTAGTTTTACCTTTTACACCAAAAAATAAAAGTAAAGGTGGAATATTATTTTCCCAAGAAACTTTAGACAAAGCAAGAATATCTACAACATGTGGCTATGTTTTAAAGATGGGAGATTTAGCATACAAGGATACAGAAAAATTTGGTAAGCCTTGGTGCAAAAAAGGAGATTGGGTGATCTTTGCTAGATACGCAGGATCAAGACTACCAATAGAAGGTGGTGAGGTGAGAATACTAAACGATGATGAAGTGTTAGGGACCATTAAGGATCCTGAATCAGTTCTTCATTTAATTTAACATAGGAAGGAACTATGCCAGAAGAAAAAAAAAACGAAGACCTAATTGATGTAGGCGAAACTGAAGGAGCTGAAATTAATTTAGACGAAAAAGGCGAAGCGGTCAAACAAGAGGAAGTAAAAGAAGAGATCGAGGTTGAACAGATACCTGCGGAAGATAAAACTTATGAAAATGAAAAACAGGTAAAAGTTAAAAAGTCTGAAGAAAAACCTGAAGATAAAACTCAAGAAAAAGACGAGTTAAAAGAATATAGTGAAGGAGTTCAAAAAAGAATTGCTAAACTAACTCGTAAAATGAGAGAAGCAGAAAGACAGCGAGAAGAAGCTGTTCAATATGCTCAATCAGTTACTCAACAAAAAAATCAAGCAGAACAAAGATTATCTAAATTAGATAAAAACTATGTTAGTGAATTTGAAAACAGAGTTACGACTAGTATGGCAGCAGCCAAGCTAGCTCTTAAAAATGCGATTGAATCACAAGATGTTGAAGCACAAATAGCAGCACAAGAACAGTTGGCTAATTTAACTGTAGAATCTGCTAGAGTTAATGCTTTAAAAGCTAGAGAAGTAGCAGCACCTAAAGAAAAAGAGGTTAATGTTACTCCACAGCAACAACAACCAACACAACAAAGTGATCCTAAAGCCGAAGAGTGGGCTGCTAAAAATCCTTGGTTTGGTAATGATACTGCTATGACTTATACAGCGTTTGATATACATAAAACGCTTGTAGAAAAAGAAGGATTTGATCCTAAATCTGACGAATATTATGAAGAAGTTGATTCAAGAATAAGAGTTGAATTTCCCCATAAATTTGATAAGGTAGAAGACAATACTACAAAAAGAGCAAGACCTGCTCAGAATGTAGCTTCAGCTAGACGTTCGAGCTCAACTGGACGCAAAAAAACTGTGAAACTCTCGCCATCACAGGTAGCAATTGCTAAAAGAATAGGCGTGCCACTCGAAGAATATGCGAAACAATTAAATATCACGGAAGGAGCATAAGCATATGGAAAATGAAACAATTAAAACTTCTCGTGCGAGTCAAACAAGAGACAAGGTTAAAAAACCTACAACTTGGACTCCACCCTCATCACTCGATGCACCACCTGCACCCCAAGGGTACAGACACAGATGGATTAGAGTTGAAGTCCTAGGTTTTGACGATACAAAAAATGTATCAGGAAAACTTAGAGAAGGATGGGAGTTAGTGAGAGCTGACCAATATCCTGAACAAGACTTTCCATCTTTAACAACAGGAAAATATTCTGGTGTTATCGGAGTAGGAGGCCTTGTGCTGGCAAGGATACCCGAAGAAATCGCGCAACA